TTTCCGCTTCGGTATAGCGCTGGATCATGGTTTCAATATCGCTTTGGTTCACAACCAGCCTCCGGAGGTGGTCCAGGGATTAGTGTCATCGGTTACGGGCTTTTTCCGCTTCCGCTTTTTGGCCGGTACCGGTTCTGGTACCGGGGGTGCCGTTTCGCCAGTTTCCGCCGGCGCGCTCTCCAGCCACGTTTCCCGCCGCGCCCATTCAGGCGCATCCGGCCATTTGATTTTCTCGTAGCCGTGGAGGATGGCGAGCGCATCGGCGTAGACCAGCAGGTCAAAGGCCTCGTTGGCGCCGCGCCCGGGTTTACTCCATTTCCCATCAGCAGAACGCTCCTCATAGGTCAGTTCGTCGTAAAACCAGCCCCCCAGCCATGCCGGAAAATGCACATAGCCCGGACCGGGTGAATCGCGCCACAGCGAGTTATTCACGCGATCTTTTAAGGCATCGGTCTGGAGAAGGTAGAGAGGAACATCACCGGCCGCCTGAGCCCGGCGGCTGGAACGTCCCGTGTTGTCCGGGAATGTCCGGTTAATCAGTTTGCCGCGCCGGACGCTGTCCCCTTTGAAGAGATAAATGCGCTTACCCAGCCCTTCACGGCGGCAGCGGCGCCAGAATTTGTACGCGTTGTCAGTAACCCCGTCCTCACCGCCGGAGTCGACCGCCATCGCCATCAGGCGCATGCACTTTGTCGGATCTGAGGCCAGCAGCCAGCCCTTGTTGAAGACGTCAGTCAGCAGCAAATCCCAGTCTTCCGGATAGCTGGCAGGATCGACCTGCAGGCTCTCGCCATTTTCGTCGTAGCGCATGGACTGGCGGATGTTGTAGCGATCCACCAGCCAGCGCTCCCCCATGCTGCCGTATCCGGTCACCTGGACCACAAAACGACGGTTGCGCCCGGCCTGCACGTCCACGGTCGCCGTAAGGAAACAGACACCGTCAGGAACGGTGCGTTTCGGCACCTCCTCCGCGCGCTGCTCCAGCAGTTCGCTTTTGCGCTGCTCCATGCCCGCCCGGGGAAGATAGGGGCGCCCGAAGTCGGTGTTCACCACCGCTTTCAGTGTTTCCTCGCTGCCGGTCGCCTGGTAATCCTGTTCCGCGGTGAGAAATTTGTAGATGAGCTGCGCCCAGGTCTGATAGGCAGCAGCCGGACCTTCCATCCAGAACGAGGCGATGCGCGAGCGTCGCCCTTCCCCGCTGACAATGCCGCGCCGGTCAATCGTCTGACCGTCCAGGAGCCAGACGCCCTTCATGTTGAGGGCGCGCTTCTGGTCAGCCGTGATTTTCCCCTTGCAGGAAGGACACTGTAAAAAGGCCGCTTCGCTGGCCTGCACCGGATCGGCGATATCCCGGTAGCCGGTCATGTTGTCCATTTCCGGCTGGAAATGCTCGCCGCAGTGTGGACAGGGCCAGTAAAGCCGCCGACGGTCGCCGCGGTTGTACAGCGCCAGGATGCCGGTTGTCGGCGGGGCTTCGTGCGGCGTGCTGCGCCGCCATTTTGTGTCCCGGATATCGCGGCCCGGCGAACTCTCCACCAGCGTCATCCCCGAAGACATAAACGTGGTGGTTCGTTTGGACGCCAGGGAAAAGCCGTCCCCTTCGCCGTCGATATCTTCGGGGAAGCGGTCGTAATCCGTCAGCGCCACGCACTTATAATCCGAGGAGGACATAATATTGACGGAGGGCCAGCCGATTTTCAGGTAGTTGCCCGCGCGAAAGGTACGGTCGAAAACGTTGTTGTCATTGCGCCGCGGGCTCAGCCGGGTTTTCACTTCCGGGCTACAGCGGAAGGTACGATCGAGGCGCTTTTTGGAGTGCTCGCGCGCTTTCTCTTCCGTCATCTGGATGAGCAGCATATCCGCCGGATCACAGACGACGTTGTAAACTATCCAGCCATCAATCAGGCCGATGGTTTTACCCGTTCGCGCCGGACCGACAAACACCACCGCATCATATTCACGCGAGGCCAGGCAGTTCATTGGCTCCAGCACATAGGGTGCAAGATCCGGGTCCCACGGAACCGAGTTACCCGCCCCCATCGGCACACGCATATAAGAACTGACCGCATCGGCCACCTGCATACGACGCGGGGCACGTAAAATACCGGATACATCGCGGCGGATGCCCCTGGCAGATGCCCGCTTTGCCATCAGTCCTCCTCTGGCTCTTCCTCCTCTGCTTCAGCGTCCTGTACCTTCTCCGCCATCTGGTCACGCAAATCGTCAATAACGCTCTGAACACGGGCAACCGCAGAAGGCGTCAGCGCACAGTCGCGCTCCAGTACATCAGGAAGGGTTTCAAGTACCATGACGACGGCTTTTGCCATCAGTGAGAATTCTCTGGCCACATCTTCCGCAGGGATGAGCTGCTTCGTGTCCAGTTCGTGCTTTAACTTTTCATTCTCAGCTTTCCAGTGCGCGAGTCTGTCGGATGGCAACATATCCTCGAGGTTCACTGAAACTGTCGGGATCATCAGTTCCGATAAAATATCGGTGACAAGATAAAGCTTTAATTTGCTGTTACTGCCCGGCGCAGGATCGATGTTTTTCAGCCGTGCAGCGACGGTTTGCCGGTGCACACCCGTGATCCCCGCCAGCTGGTTGATATTCAGTTTGAGAGAGGCAATTTCCTGGTCCATGATGGTGAACACTTTTTAAACGATTCGACATCCGCACGAAATCACCTCTAATGAGATCAATAACCTGCGCAAATGATGATGATGACCTTAGATCGCAAAAACTAGCCGTTTTCCGCGCGCCGCCCGCCCCGTGGCAGGCCACCCAGCTGGGAGGACCCACGAAATAACAATGATTATCATTTACCGTGTGAGTTTATATCAATCGAGTTTCTGAAATAAAAAGACCTCGCGATGCGAGGCCATTTATCAATTAGTTCCAAAGGGACTAGGACCAAAAGAGTGGCAAAAATCGGTACAGTTTTTTAGGAGCAAAACTCATAACACATCTCCCTGTTCAACTTGACAACTCTGGAAGGTTTCCAGTCTCAGTTACACTTCACTTCTTCCCCAAAGAGCACGTAAAGCGGCCCATATCATACAAAAACTCCCCCCAATGACAGGAAGTAGTGTAGCCCAAAAAAGCACTCTAAAAATAGCTATAACCCATCTCCAATATATACCTTCCCCAAGGTAATATTTCCATTCATCTGCATACTTTTGGCATGAGACATTACTAGTATATCCGCTAGTCCACCCTTTTATAAAATAAAACTCCTCACATTTAGATGTGGAACCGTTAATCCTCCAGATAGTTTTATTTTTTATTCCCAGGGCATTTTCGCACGCTATAATTTGCTCCGGAGGTTGATATTTCTGCGAATTACATCCAAGCAAATAATCCGGATTTTCCTTGATGTATTTTGATACATCCTTACTAAAGTTAATTATATTGTATGAAGATCCCAAAACCATATGATATCTTTCTTTTTGAACCGACACCTCCCTATCAATCGAGAGCGAATAATTTAACACCAAATATAAAATACCGAGCATAAATGCGCTGACTATCGTAACAACAAGACCACGCCGAAATAAAAGACCATTTTTCAAGATACTTTACCTTAATGAAATTATCAGGATGTATTTAAATTATAACCATCGCATCCAGAATGGTTAGGCAAATGTTGCTTAGCGCCATCTAAATAATTTACAAAACCTAAACAAAGAGGAACCTTACTAAATAGTAACTCAGGATACTCCAACTTGTATTGCTGCTAGTGAACATCACTCATTCGTTCATGTTGAATATCGTCTAATTCTCTGGTCAATTATCTCGGTAGTCCAGAGATACTCTGGTTTTCTCTATCTCACGGATGCCCGCAAAATTGTTGTTCCCCTTCTCCAGCTCAACGAGAAGAGGTTCTATCCAGAGTACCGCCTGGCAGTATGTCAGCCCGCTGACGGCAGCGGTACCAGCATCGGTTGTGTCAGCGAGGCTGGTATCGGCGTGCATTGCGCTGGCACGTAAACGGTATGTGTGCGAGAGCAGCCCGTCAGCGATAGCAGCAGGAACAGGCAAATCGCAGGTTTTTTCACGGCGGAGGATCTCCCGGTATTCGATAACAGTTTTTTCGGTGCCGGCGTCTGCAGCTGCGTTTGCCTGCGCGGCCAGCTGCGCGACCTGGTTGAAGCGGTTTATGTTGAAAACCTGCGTGGCGATAACCTGTCCCTGTAGCGCATTGTCATTACGCAGGACATCGTTATCGCACTGCGCTGCGCTAAGATCCGCGCGGCTGTTTACCAGCAGGAGGCAGAGTACGGCGACACAAATCAGGCCGCCTGCAGCCAGCCACCAGCGCCAGTTGTTTTTGAACAATGCCGCCAGCGCAGTGATCATGATTCGGCCACCGAGCGCGCCCCGGCCATTACCGGCAGTTCCCGGCTGTCACGAGGCTCATTAACAGGCCAGCGATATCCCGATACACGCGAGCGCGGGAATGTACGAAGGTTGATAGCGTCGGACTGATTACCGCCCAGTACCATCAGGTCGCCGTTTTGCTGCTGTCCAACCACAAATCCGACATGGCCGCCGCCGTCACGACTGAATACCACAACACAGCCG